GTGAATGGAGTTCAGTCGTGTGCTATTCCGATCTAGATGTGTTCTTAAAGTGCGGAGCGGCAAACTCAACCCTACTTAAGTAAAAATAATTTAAATTATTGGGTTTGCCATTTTTTAAAGCCATTAAGCAGGTACCTTAGCTTCTTCGTAATATGAGTATTCGCCCCATGGAGGAACAATAGTATTGTTACCGTGAATAATGAATACAGTATCACAGTACACTTCATCTCCCCACGAACCAAAAGGATATCCGTCTGTAAACATGATAAACTTTTTAGGTTGAATTTGATTTTCCTTCATGTATTCCCAATTAACCATAAAGTCAGTACCGCCACCGCCCATTGGCTCATAGTCCATGAATGTATCCATAGTGTAACCATCGAAGTCAGCTTCGTTATAGATTTCAGTATCAAAGCACCACACTTTAATTTTAAAATCTTTGTATTCTTCCATAATGCCTTTAATTTCACTTAGGAAGTCTTTAGCTTGTTCATCACCAATTGATCCTGACATGTCAATAGCAACACAAATGTCAATAGTGTCTTCGTAGTTAGTACCTGGCAAAATTGCACTCATGTGCCAGCCTTTACGATTAGGACGCATAAAAGTATAGTCGTTTTTAATAGTGCTTTGAATTTGTTGACGTAAAATTTCTCGCCAATTCATCTTAGGCTCAGTTAATTCTTTAATCATGCGTTGGATACTTGCTGGAACATTACCAGAACCTGCAGCCTGTGCAGCCTGCATTACAGCTTCGCGCATTTCGTCACGAATTTTCTTTAGCTCTTCTTTACTATACTTTGGCTGATTTCCGTTGCCACCTTCACCGTCTGGATCTAAGTGTTCGTCTAACATTTGGCCTAGTGCAGCCAATTGTTCTTCATCATATTTTTCGTAAATTTCGTCGTATACTTGCTCAGCACTCCAGCCGTAGTATTTAGGTTCGTGAAAGATTTTAATGTCTGGCAAATTGTAATCACCAATTCGATCACGTACAATTTGTCCGTTAACAGCATAGTCGCAAGCAATATTAAAGATCTTTGGATCTCTGCCTTCGCGTCGACCCATATGATCAAAAACAGCATGAAGAATTTCGTGTGCAATTACAAACTCTACCTGTTTAACAGTAAGAGGTGTAAAAAATTCTCGATTAAAATAAATGTTACGCCCGTCTGTTGCGGCAGTAGGAAGCCAGTCGTCTGCTTCTTTAATACCCATACGTGTAGCAAGATTGCCAAAGAACGGATGACGAAGTAGCAAGCCTACTCGTGCTACAATAATTTTATCAATAATTGGGTCGGAATGTGACAACTTTTGCTCCTAATCTTTCAGTATGTATACATTATAACAGGGCACTAAGGCCCTGTCAACTTATTACTTTTCAGTAGCCTGTGCAATGTACTTACCAAATTTTGCATGGAAGTCATCGAAGCATTGGATTTCATCTGGATCCAATGGCAACTTGTAAGTGCTTAGTGCAAGTTTAGTACCCATAATAACAAGTTCGGTTTCAAAATTATCCATCATAAATTGGAAGAAGTTGTTAACTTGTTTGTTCCAATCTTTGGCATTTTTATCGCAGGAATCCTTCAACTCATAGCACAACGATACCACTAGTGAATATTGTGCAGAGATTTCTTTTGAATCCATCTTTTTAACCTTACCCGACAAAATATCTGTAGGATTAGGCATTTTGCTTGAGTGTTTACGATGCGCCATAAACTTAATAGCAAGACCTTCACCAACAGCACCTGATGTCAAATCAGTTAATGTTTCTGCATCAGTGTCATCATCGTGTAGCAATTCGCTGACAAATGACCAGCTACGTGGTGTAGCAAATGCACGTGAACCAGATTTTGGATCAAAGTCGTACAAGTCTTTTTTGCTAAAAGTAAGGAAACCAACAACGTCTTTATGGATGCGATTTTCTACAGCCCATTCTTGCCAGTCGTCCCAGTCAATAGCCATTTCCAAGTGAACAAAACGATTTGCCAACGGAGCAGGCATGCGATAAGTAACGCCTTTGTCGCTTTCACGATTACCAGCCGCAACCATTACAACATTGTCTGGCAATTCGTATGTACCTACCTTACGGTTCAATACTAGTTGATAAGCCGCCGCCTGTACTGACGGAGCCGCAGAGTTCATTTCGTCCATAAACAGGATGATTTGTTTATGTTTCTTAGCCATTTCTTCATCAGGCAATTCGCTAGGAGGAGCCCAAACCATTTTACCAGTATTGCTGTCGAAATATGGAATACCTTTAATGTCAGTAGGTTCCCACAGTGAGAGACGAACATCGATTACATGAGCATCTAGCTCAGTACCAAGTTGTTTAATAATATCGGACTTACCAATTCCTGGAGGGCCCCACAAGAAAATTGGACGCTTGTTTTTAAATGCCTTACGCAATGAACGTTTTGCGCTTTTTGGGCCAACTGTACGGCTAAGAATTTCTGCCATTTTATTTCCTTTAAAAAATGTGTTACAAGGGATAATTTGTTACGCTATGTGTATATTATAGCATCACACTAGGAAAGTGTCAACTGGATTGTTGACTGTCTAAATCTTTTTGGCGTTCATTCATGGCTTTAATTAAGCCAAATTTTCGGATATCATCTGAAAACAAGTACAGTTCAAATGACTTTTTTTCGGAAAAAACAGTAATACTTTGGTTTGTAAGATAGTAAGGGCAATCGATATATCTTTCCAAAAATATAATAGTTTGGGGACTTAGTTCAATTGGTTCAGTAAATGGTACTTCGTATGCTTTAAGTTCCAATTCATCTACCAAAAATTCATAACCTTTATCGCTTAGTCGAAAAGCATTGTCCTTGCCAACGCGATTTGATTGCCACCATGTTCTTGAATACATATTAACATTTGTTTCGTCAATAGTTTTACCCCATTGTTGTAAAAATATTTTTGTCAATACGTCTCGGGAAATCATTTCACGATGGTGCCTTGGGTTAATTTAACAACTTGGAAATCTACTGTACCAAATGTTAAATTTAATTTCTTAGCAAGATTGTGTGCATGTCCAGGATTACTAAATGATACTTTTTTATATTTAGGTCCGGGATAGGATGTTAGGCTGTTAAAGCTCTTTAAATTGAAAGGCTCGTTCTTATAGAACACAGCCCAAATTGCTTCGGCTTCTAAAACTTGTTCAGCTTTGTAAGTTTTTTTGTTAGTATATTCTAACAGTATCTTTGGTTTAGGTCGGCTCATAATGCGTAATTCCAATTAATTAACTACGCATATATTTATCCTTATTTGTCGCTAAAACCACCACCATCCATTGATACTGTTACAACTTCAGAATCTTGACTGCGTTTAAGCTCATTAAACATGGTTTCGTAGTCATTATTAAGTTTATCCATACATTCTGCTAGTGCAAGACTTAACATTCTTGCCTGTTGTATAGACAATTTAATTTCTTTTAACTGCCCTGATTCCGCACTTCTTACCTGTTGTATGAACTGCGTAAATGGAGTTAAATTAATTTGATTTTGCATTTGCAAGCACCTGTTTCATTTCAAACTCTGTTTTAAACGGACCTTTGAAAGGATATCGTTCAATTGTAATAAGTTTAGGGCAATGACTTTTGACCCAACCTTTATCGAATTTAATAATATAATAACCAGCACAATATAAACTCTTACTGGCATTTGATTTTGTAAATAACGGAAGTCGACGTTTTACATCATACATTGGATTAAACGGTCTGCATGACGTTGCATATCCGTGACATTCGTTTGGTTCAGCAGCAGTAACTTTTACCTTTGTGCTATTTAAAAAGAAGTCTTCACCAAACTGTTTAGTAAGGTCTTGTTTTTTATTAAACATCACTTCGCCGTTAGTGCTTGAAAGTACAAACTTATTATTTTCTTTTTTATGTAGCGTAGCAATTTTAACACCGTCTTTTTCAACAATCCAAAATTTTCCATCTACAATTGGTTTTGCGTGTAAGTCTGTCATTTTTTAAACCATCCCTTAATTGTTTGTAACAGGTTATAATATCTAAAATGATAATCTGTTAACATAGATTGACTATGCGGACAACGTCCTTGTCTCCAATCGCAACCTATTTTAATCTGTTCACCACAAGTGTTACATTTCATTATTCTTCCTCTAAACTTAATGGACCATGGAACCAAGTTTCGCAATCATCTTGACTCCAGCCTTCGCCTTCCCAACCGTCATAAGATTCTTCATCCCATAACTCGTCCATACGTTCACGTTCTTCATCATCCATGTCATCTGGATACTCAACATCGGCATACCACCCATCGTCCAAGCTATCTAGTTCAAAGTCGTAACCGCAGTCAAATACACTAATGCCTTCAGGATTGTCTAAATCGATATCTGGTTTCTCATCGCTTTCGCAATAGACTTTGCCCCAACGAAATCCAGTAATGCGTTTGATTGTTTGACCGTCCTTAGTCCAAAACTCGTGTTCCTCGACGCTTTTCTTTTCAGCGGTTGTTAATACCCAAGTGGCCATATTAATCTCCTTGATATTTTGCTTGGAAGGGTTCAGCATACTGCTGAATATTATCTGCAATCTTTTTCATATCCCAAGTATTACAAAATTTTAGCATACGAATGCCTACTTGTGTAACATCTTTTGGAACACAGTCTACTTCAATAGTTTTGTTTATTAGTTCTCTAATATCAGCAGGCTGTGCCTTTAAGTCGACTAGTGTAACATTACGATTGTAATCTTCTAACACGCGGTGTTCTTCACCATTGTGGTCAACCCATCTCTGCAGCATGAGATTGTTCCACGCATATCCTTTGCTTGTACGATCTTCGAACGCTTCAGTAAGACCCACTTTGTTTTTTGTACCTTTAACACGTACACCCGGATACGCCGAGAAGACATTATCACTGGTATCACCACGCATACATTTTTCAAAGAGGAGCCATTCTGGATTTGGAATAACTTTGTCTTCTCCTGTTTTCTTGTCTTTAACACGTTTACCTTTTGCATCAAAGACTCCTTCATATGTAATATGGTGTTCTTGTACTCCATTGTATTGACTTACATTAGGAGCAATTAATTGATAAAAATCGCTATCTGTACTAATGATTACATGTTTATCTTTAGGATGACTTTGAATGAATCCAGCAATCAAATCATCTGCTTCTAGTTGCGGATGTTGTAGCACTGTACAGTTAGTCTTTTCTGATACGAAATTTTTAAATTCGTCAAATGCTTCCCAAAACAACTTGTCTTCGTCTTGTTGTTTTTGTGTCATAGCATCACGAGTTTCTTTCCTGTTAGCCTTATAAGGTTTGTAGAAGTCTTTACGCCAGCTGCGACCTTCGAGGCAGAATACAACATGTTTCCCTTCAAAGTCGTTCCATGCTTTTTTAATGCTGTTAAAAGTAATATGAAAAGCCATGCCTAACTTAATGTCGGCAGAGCCTTGAACTACGTGTCTAGCACGAAAAAATGTATTGGCGGTATCAACCAAAATGTATGTCATTTATAATATTCCATGTCAGCTGCAAAAACAAACCGATATTCTTTTGAATCAGTTATACCGGGTCTATGCCATAGTTTACTAGGATATACGTTCCAAGTCAATTGATTTGGCTTTAAATAAAATGTGTCATCAAATTTTGGATAATCCATTGCAAATTCGGTACCAGTTAGATCTGGGTTATCTGTGACAGGGATATGTACATACCAAATACCGCTAATTGTATCAGTTGATCCGTTGTTATCATTTAAGTGATGATTATGCCAATAGTTGTCTCTATCTTCTACAACTTCGGAATTAGTCATAAAAGACCAAGCCATTATATTTTTAATACGTACTTCTCGTCCTAAAAACATAAAACAACTATAAATGAAACTTTGTCTCATTTTTAAAAATACAGGTTCTTGTCTAGAAAACAGGTTTTCTTTTGTTTGAAACTTGGGACTATTTTCAAAATAGTTTCCAGAATCGATAATATTTTTAACAATAGTTTTTAATTGATTCATGTCTTGTTGATTAATCAACGATGAAAAATCATACAAATCTATGTATTCGTTTTTTTCAACGATTTTCATTGTACTTGAGCCTTGCCGTCTGCAAGTTTAGTTACATTAATATAACCAGCACCTCTATTATTGTCAATACCTTCTTCGGATAACATATTTCTTGCCAGGTCTCTAAACCAACGATCTACAATCTCTTCCTCAGGATCACCATCAAATCCGTAACCTGATTTTTTTAATTCCGTAATAAAATGATCGTTCCAGTCTAGTTCAAAGAATCCATTACGTACATTGTCTTTGTTTACTTTTGTATCTAAGACTGCAACCCAAGCTTCGCCTTTTCGAGTAGCACGTTCTTTTGGAGTCAATTTAGCCTGGGCTTCTAGCTCTTGTGCTTTAATTGTTTCTGCTTGTGCATTGGCTAAAGCTTCTTGTGCCTGTGTTTTTTCAGCTTCAAGTTTGTCGATGCCAAACCATCGTTTGATTAATTTTTTCATTAGGTTCCCCACTCGTTTTTAAATAATGGCACTTGTAAACGATCACTGTAACGTAACCCATTTTTCATTGCCAATAATGCTACATTTTTATTATTCATTGCGTAGACACTTTCCACACCACCAACTGGCATAAGATACACATGTCCTTTGAATCCTGCTTTACGATAAGCTGCAATAGCACACTCAGCGTCAGCAAAGTCTTGTTCTGTGGCAATTACAAATTTCAAATATGCTGTACCAACTTCTTCATATTCACAAACCACTTCTGGCAGAATAGCTTCTTCCCACTTCTCACCACTACATGGAAGTTTGGCACTTACGCTAAACGTAATTTCTCGTTGTTGTCTTGGAAGACCTTTCCAAACACCTAAGTAATTTTTAAAATCTAGTGATAGTTTTTGAGTGCCGTTTGTTTCAAATGTAATTTCTTTTAATTTAGACATCTTAGGATGATCTAGCAAATCTGGATAAGCACGTTGCCAACCCAGCAAAGGTTCCCCACCTGTAATAACCAAGTGTTCTTCTTTCCAATGATCCTGAGGAAGAATTTCCATAATGCGATCTGCGATAGCATCTACAGTCAGCATTGGACTAAGATCTTTAAACTCAGGCATCCAACTAGCGTAACTATCACAGCCTGTGCTAACTAAAGGCAAGTCTTCATATTTTTGAAAAGACTCAATCATAGTATGTGTAGCTGCAATGTCAATAGCTTCGTGACTCTCTTCGCCACGTGGCATACCGAATCCAGCACATTTAAAATTACAACCAAATGTTCGCAAGAAAACGGACGGTACACCCATGTAACGTCCTTCACCTTGAATGCTGTAAAATAATTCAGCAATTTTAATTTTACTCATCTTCATCTCTTTCTAAAAACTTTGAAACTTGGTCTTCAGCATCTTGTATCGATTCCGCCCAAACACTAAATGTAGCAATACCTTTACTGGCGTACAGATCGAACGGTACAGTACCCTGTGGCAACCAATTCTCGCCTACTTCGCGTTTAATGTCAAACTTATTTAGGTCTGTAGTCTTCATACGGTAGATAAGTTCGTCTGTTAGTTGTTTTGCTGTGTTCATGCACAATCTCCCTGTTCTGCTAGTTTAGCAGTTGCAGATTTTTCTTTTCGTTCTGCTCTGAATGTTTCAACATCTATAATAGCACTCTTCAAAGTTTCAGCATAATTAAGAGCTTGTTGTTTGGTCAAACATACTGTTGATTCGGTATCGATATAACCTTTGGTCAACAGTGTCCAAATGTGATACCAACGTGTTTTTGACCAGTAATTTGTTTTGCCTGTGGTATAAATGGTTATAGTAATATCGCCATCATCTGCTTCTACCCACATGTTATGGTTGTGGTTTTCATCACCGCAGTTACAAGCAATTCGATAGACTCTACTGTCTCCCCAATCGTTTGTTTTCATTATGCCTTCTGCCGGAGTTTGTGATTTCATTGAAAAGTTGGCCTCTCAAAAGTTTTAACTTTGTTTCTGCTTGCTGAGATATTATCGACCATTTGATTATAGTCATCTTCACTCATTGCACTTTTATAAATTGTTAATGACTGCGCCATCATAACACCCGCAACTTCCATAGGGCTATTTTCTGTACACATGTGATCAGCAAATTCTAAAAAATTATTATAAAGACGTTGTAATTTATCATCGTTCATCGGGGAGCAAACTCCTGTTGCATTTTAATATTATCCATAAATTCTTTCTTAGTACCCATGTCGTCTTTAAACGCACCTTTAAGTACAGTAGTCTGTGTTAAACTGCTATGCGCCATAATGCCACGATTCTCACAGCAACCATGTGTGGCTTGAATGTACACACCTAAATCTTTTGCACCTGTGGCTTTTTCAATTTCTCTTGCAATATCGTTACAGAGTTCTTCTTGTAGCGTTCCTCTGCGGGCACACCATTGTGCAATACGAGTGTACTTAGATAATCCAATAAGTTTTTGAGCCGCAATGATACCAATGTAAGCAACACCAACAACGGGCTGATGATGATGACTGCACATAGAACGAAGCTCACTACGTACAACCAACATACCTTCGTAACGGTCCGCTGAGTCGTTTGGAAATGCGGTTGCGTCTGGTGCTGTTTCATATCTTCCTGCCATTATTTCATTGAAGTACATTTTAGCAAGACGTCTTGCTGTACCTTTGCTGTTAGGATCGTTTTCTCGATCAATTAGCAATCTATCTAGAACTGTTTCAAATGCTTCTGTAGCTTCGTCGATCAGTTTTTCTTTATCACCTTCGTGAAGATAATCGCTAATGTTATCTCCAGCCCAAAACCGTTTGCCTTCACGTTTCATCTTAAAACGAATATGATCTCCCAAGTATGCTTCTTGGTATCCGCCATCGCCTGCCATTGCATCTATGCCTGTTTCTTTTTTAATATACACCGGCTTGCCTAATGGCTCGTATTTGTCCTCAACAAATCCCCGACTATCAGAGGCGTTCATTGTTGGATCTGGTTTAAATTCTGTTGTCATTAATTTTCCTATGTTAAGGCAGAGGTATTGCCATATGTTTATTATACACTCTTATTTAGGTTTTTGCAAATCTTTTTGAGCACTTTGTATACGTGCTTCTCTGCAAGCCTCTCTCATCTGAGGTGTAAAATCTGGACTAATTTCACTCCATGTGCAATCGATTACTACAACTTCTCCACGTTTTGGAGCAATAAAGAATGCAATAGCAAAAGCTATAAAAGTCGCAACAGCAACTATTACAATTCCTATATCCTTTCGGAAAGTAGAATTTTGCATAAATCCGCATCCTTTTTATTTTTAAAAGTAAAGCTCATATAATCATGTTCTGGTTTTGATTCGTATCTACCACCAGGTAACCCAAAAACTTCTAATACCATAGCACAAGTTTCATTCCACCAAAATCCATTTTGGTTATCCCATACTATGGTAACAGTATTATTGTCTTGATTCACGTTTTAACATAGCCAGTTCGTCTTCTAAATATGCTTTGTATTCACTTAATACTTCAAATTTACGACTGGCATCGCCTTTAGATTGTAGCTCAACCATGTCAATTTCAACTTTGGCTATTTTCTCTTTTAATGCTTCAATAGTTAAATCGCTTTCGATACTCATTCTTTTTTCCTACTGCCAAATCGCAAACCGGTTGCGCTACCAAACAGCAATAAAAATGCCGCCCACGTTTCCCAAGTATATGGTATAGTTAGTACAGGAAATAGTGTATTTAAAGACCAAATTCCAAGCAATGGCCCAATAACAATTAATGCCACTATTAAAACTATACCAATAATTAATTTAAAAATAGATGTTATAATCATAACCAAAATTCCTCCCAAGGATAAACTAGCCAACAGTCCTCTTCTGCTTTGTTTACAGTCCAAACATAATAGTCTGGGTCTTTAAACTGACTTGATTGATTGTGTGTTAATACAGCAAAGCGTACACTATCTCCCCAAATAGATTCCCATTTTGAATCATCGGGAAAACAGCCACTTGGCCAATCTTTCTTAATCCAGTTAATAGTTGATCCTTGATCGTTAATATCATCAACTATTAAAATCTTCTTGCCATTAAACGCATCTTCAGCCATACCTAAATTACTAACAGTATCGCCGCCGTCACGTAGACTAATATCTAAGCTATTCATTTTAATACCAGTATACTGACTTAACAAATTCGCAGGTATTAATCCACCTCGACCAATGCCTACGATATAATCGGGACGCCAGTAATGAACATGCATTTGTCTAGCAATTTCTAAACATGCACCTTCTACTTGTTGCCAAGTGTAGTAAACTTTCTTCATGCAATTAATCCGTTTGCTAATGACTGCAATTCTTCTTTATTCATAAAAAAATTGTAAGTTTGGGAATCACGCACTTTTCCATCTTCGTCTAATGACTCTTGAATAATATCAAGACTAAACAGACCTTTAGGATTAATTACTTCGTGTTTTTCTAAACGAATTCTAAATCCGGGATTTTCTTTAATAGTTATTTCTTTAGCAGTATGCGCTACAGATTCGTGTAATTCTTTCATTATTCATCTCCTTTAATTGCTTCAAATGTTCTGTACTTACCCAAAGCATTAATATATTCATCATATAATTTTTTCAGCTTTGGATGTTTCTTTTCAAGTTTAACATCTCTTTCAGGAATTTGCAAGACCTTTTCAATTGTCTTTAACCGTTCTTCTAAATCAACACCGTTTATGACCATTCGACCTTTAACTTCTAGTTCAGGCGGACTTTGTTTGACAATCATAACATTGTCATTTGGATTGGCCCAATTTACACCGTTGGTACCTGTAGTTGTAAAAATCTGACCAGCCGTGCCTGTATTAGTAGTATAAATGTGGCTACCGCCATTTAGTGTAATATTGCTAGACCCGCTAGTTCCACCAAGACCTGCACCTGTTAAAGTGATTGTGCCACTATTAGCTGTTGTGTTGTTTATCGTATAAGTATGAGTCATTATGTATCCATTTATCTTTAACGAGGAATCCCCATTCTCTCGTTTGTGGACCTGGCATAAACAAAGTCCAAGGTGTAACACCTTCTTTTAATTCAATACGGTGGTAACTTGTAGCACTACAAAATCTAAAATGGCCAGGACCTCGCCATTTACGTACTTCGGTATTGCCACTTAGCACCCATTCGTAATAGCCGCCTGCTAATATTAATGTAAAATAAGGCCATGGATGATCGTGTACATCGCCGGGGTCGCCTTTATGAAACTTATGTAAGAACACGTTGAATGGGAAATGCTTACGTTCTTTCAAAAACAAATAATAACGAGTCAGCAACGGCTCATTACATTGACGATCCATAATAATACGTTTACGGTCATGACGTTCTAGCCAGTTAAGGCTTAGGTCTTTGATCTTCCGGAGTATCATAATCGTCCTTTACTAATTTATATGTTGTTACAAATTTTTCAAATGCTATCTTTAATCCAGGATATTCTTTGCACATGTTCTGAACACGTTCCCATTCTGGAAAACAATTTATAAATTCTGTTTGTATAGTCCATTCATTTTGATATGTACTAAGATCATCGATACTAATAGTTCCAATACTATTACCTGATATGCTACCAACAGTATACCCTCCACCAGTTACTGTAATTGTGCTGGCTGAAGACATATTCAGCGATGATAAATCGATACTAATAGTATCTGAACTACTACTTGATGTTATTGAGTAATCCAGCGGCACTGAAAAATTGTTCATGTAAGTCTCTCGATTGTTTACGTACTGTTGGAATAAATTTAGTATAATTTTCCATAAACTCTATAATTTTGCTACATAGCAATGGACGATGAGCATCGTATGATTCAAAGCTCTCGGTCCAATGACTTGGATATTTAAAATTATCGTAGTACATTTCTGTATAACTAAGTCTATCCGGCACCATAGGAATAGCATCTACAACAGCACCTTCATAACAACTAATACCTAATGTTTCTTGTAAGTTAGCACTAAAGACTATTTTTGCTTCGCCTAGTAAATTATGATATTCGTTTTTTGTTAGCTGTTGATCCTGACATACCACAAATTCATATTGTGGCAAGTGTATAGCCAAGTCGCGGAAAATTTCAACTTGTTTTTCAGGAGCAATACGATGTGGAAACAAGATAAGATTACGCTTAGGCATATTCTTATACATTTTTAATGTATCTTCCATATATTCCATAGGCCAACCTGTGCGTACAATCCTAGGGTATTCGCCTGCAATAATATCTCTTAAGTCTTCTTCGTACCAAGGATTTTCAGTTTGGAATCCACCGTTGAGTAACTCTCTGTGGAATAATTCAATATGAAATTTTGTAGCAAAGTAGTTATGATCAAACGCATAGAAGAAACTCTGTTCTGCGTGTCTGACCCATGGCTTGTTGCCAACTAGTCGACCTAAGAAGTCTTGAGGATCATATGAACCAGCATGCCATAAGCCGTGTGTAGTTACTGGAATGCCTAGTAACTCACTCATGTATTTTAAGTTTATGATACCAGGATGCCAAGCATCAGTAAAGATAAAGTGATCGCCGGGATGAACGGCTCCGTTACAAAATAAACGGCCCAT